GGTTTGCATCTTCAGTTCGTTCGACTCGGGATTGTGCCTTATAGGCAAAAATCTGAGTTGTCTCCGTAATGTCTTGACCGGTTATAATGCTGCCTTGCTGAACGGTCAGCTTCTTTCGCATGATTTGCCGGTAAGAACCGCGAACACCCGGAGCGTAAAAAACTCCAAGGTCGGCGTCTTCTGTTAATCCTACCAGCGCAACATCAGCCCACGCCATGCGGCAGCGGGAGCCCGGGGCCTTTTGCGCCTGTGTGGTCTGGCCAAAGTATCCGCGAGTTTCAAATGCCCAAGTGATTGGGCATCCGTTATCCAGCCGGTCAGGAGTGAATGCTTCCCATAACCTATTGACACCATCCGCATCCGTGGACGTATAGAAAATTCTTTCTGTGCCAACAATGGTTCCGAAGTTCCAGCACACGGGACGAGTTCCAATCCAATACCCGGCCCATGAAGGCCCCGAATCATCGGATAGGGTTTCTAATGACGCATGGTTCAGCACCCATGTGTGCTTGTTAAAGTTGTCTTCAGCCGGAACGCTAACAAGGAGATATTGACCAAACGCTCCGATTGCGACACCTGATAAGTCTTCACTGATTTTGATTTTACTTACGAGCATTTCGTTATCCCGAATCGGTAACCGAGAAGACAGCTTACCGCTGGTTGCCGGGTCGAAAAAGACGACGCCCTGCGGGGACATCCATACGACGTGCCCGTAATGACTGATGACGCCTTGGTCCGAAGGCGCGCCTATCTGAACAATCTCCTGTTGGAAGTTAATAGTTGTGGTCCAAAGGTCCCGTTGCCGGATATTGGACTGGATGATGGACGCGTTACTATCCGTGAAAACCATTAACTGCGGAGACTCAATACTAGGCGTATTCACCATGGCGGTGATGTCTCCGATAAAATAAAAAGACGTGTTGCTACCAAGATATTGCTGTTCCCGGAAGCTAAAGGGATTACTGATGTCGCTCGCGAAAAGCTGGTTGTTCTTGGAGACCCAGAGCCGGTCACCGGACCATTTCATTACGCCGCCTGCCGGGGTCTCGAATTCTTTGCCCCGGATATGGTCGGAACTGGAACCGTCATACCAAGCCGGTGCCGTTTGAGCGCCATCCTGCATGAACATCACAACTCTCGGAGGTATCACTTCAATCGGGGACGTGAAGGAATCATTGATTCTTCGCGCCGATTGCGTGGTAAGTTGAAAAAATACTTTTCGCGCCGTGGGTGAAAACTGCACGTTCGGCAGAATCCGAAAATTGAGGAACGGCCATTCCGCAACATAGATGACCCCCGCAATAGCGACCATCATTTGCTCCAAACCAATTTGAGGTTTAAACACTGCGGAGCCTTGGAGGGTGCCTTCTGGAAAGGACACGAGACATCGGTAACCGGGACGGCATCCGACAATTCCACCGAGGTTAATCGTGTTGATGCCGTGCCAGTAGTATCCAAGCGGAAGTTGGCCGGGGTCTGAATCGGACTTCATTCCCCGGAAGAACGTCCCGTCGTAATCGATAAGGCGTTGAGCAACCGGTGGTAAAGGCATATTACCTTATGTCGTAATCGTATTTGTCCCGAGGATTGGACATGTCCACGACCTGTATCGGATGGAACAGAGGGGGCTCTTTCATCTGCTGAGCCTCAAGTTCGAGACGCGCCGCATCAGCCTCGTATGAATGCGCTTCGGCGATTTGCGAATCCGAGTAATACTTGCGTGCTTGAATGGCGAGCAAAAAAGCCACGCGACTGGACAACGGCACGTGGTCGGCCCGGGAAAAGAAAATGGGATTGATTTTGCGATACGCGATTCTCACCCAGCTACACGAGCGGTTCAGTTGAATGCGCCGATACTGGGGAATTGTTTCGTCGGGCTCAAGGATAGAGAGGAGTTGGCCGGTTGCTCCGGAGTCATCGGTTGTAGAAAGTCGAACACTGCCAATGGTTCGGTCTTTCGTAACTCCCGTAATTCGCGCAATAAGCGGCGCTTCGTCATCCGGGACCGCTACACCGTATATTGTCGGGACCCGGTATCCGTCAATCCAGATGCCGTTTTCTTGTCGGCGAAGGACGTTGCCGAATTTATCGTATCCGTATACCACAAGAAGTTTTCCGTTATCATCGGGCGTTTGAAGATAAGCGACAAGTTTCGCCGGATGAATCAAATCTTTATAGGTCGGATGAAATCCGCCTTGGTCATTCCACGCCCACTCACAAATCGTCCGACAATCTCCCGGCCCGTTCAAGTGAAAGCTGAAAAGCTGGTCGCGCCCTAGAACAGGCTGCCCGCCAATGTTGACCCCAATGACCATCTCCACTTCCCTCGGAAGCGAGAGGCATTTACGACCACACCCAGCCGGGTTATTACAAACGGAGGTTCCATTACATGAACAACCGTGAGTGCAAATATCCAGATAGCCTTTCCAGCCTTCGAAGTCCCCCTTGTTGGAAATCAGCGTGACAGAATCGCCGAGCCATCGGAAAAGCTTCGTGTCATCGCAAGCCCCGATAATTTTTTTGGACTCGTCGTAAATATCATTTACCTGAAACACTTAATACCCCTCCTCCTCGTCGTCTTCCTCCGCTTCGTGTTTTTCCATCTTTTCTTTGGCGAGCTTGTCCAGCGCATCTTCGGCGCTCATGTCCCGCTTCGAGGGGCGTTCATCCGCTTTGCCTTTGTAACCGTTTAGTTCGGTCAGGTCCAAGTCGTATTCGCAGACCGTCTTGCCCTCACGCTTGACCGTGGTCTCTCGCTTGAGTTTGTAGGAAAAAGTGACAGTGCCCTCCTCGGGCATGTCAATGTCTCCCTTTTCCTCCGGGACTACGATATGGACCGATGGATAATACGGCTCCGGGGCTTCTGTCCTGCTAATCGGGCTTTCCGGGCCGGTCTGGCCTAAATCGATTGACTTCATAATATCCTGTAATAGTTACCTGCGGTTTAGTTGCTGGGCAGAAAATCCGTCCCGTTTGTGGGGTTCCGCACCACCAGTTTGTATTGGGGCGCGCCCACTGTTTTAGTGCCCCCTTGCTCCGCACGGCACTTATGAGAAATCAGGTGGTGCGAATCCACTATCTTGGGGACGGTTCCCTTGCACGAAGTCCGGTTATCTTTCGGGCAGCCCATATTAGCTCACGCGAACGTAAGTTAAGGTCGTGTGAAGTGCGCGAAGCGAGACTTTATTTGCCGTGCTACATTTCCCGAAGACCGCGACGGTCTGGTTTGGCGTGTCCGTCTGCACCCGGGTATTGATAACGACCTGACTAAGTTCGCCGTCAATCAAATTCGAAATCTCTTGCACCGAGCCGTCTATGTCTGCGGCAACGGAAGTGTTGAAAAGTTTCACCGATGCAGAGTCCCCGGGCACGATTCCGCTGTTGCCGATTACCCCAACGGTTGCCGTTATAATATAGATACCGGTATCCGGAAGAGTAAGCAACGGCGCGGAATTCACAAAAGTTGCTTGTGAGTAAGTCACCGGTAAGGGAAAATCTGTTCCAATGGACGCGAAATAAATCCCGTTCGTATTCGATACAGTTCCGCCTGTGTCTCCCTTATCCCCTTTGGGTCCTTGCACTCCTTGTGGGCCTTGAATGCTCGCTCCCGGATAGCCTGAAGGAACCACTAACCTACCCGCCGGGATATTCGAGGATGCGTTATCTGCGGCCCGGGTGAGTGTGAGAAGCAAGACACCGTTTCCATCGGTCTCATTGACCAGATACCAGCCCGAGCCTTGGATATTGACGAAGATGCCGGGGTATATTCCGGGATTAAACTGTGTGACAACCTGAACCACGGGAGCCGCAATTGACGGTTGTGTGAACCCTTTCAGCACTATAGTAAACGCATTGCTACCGTTGGTGCCGGAAGTCCCCGGTATCCCTTGCGGACCGGTAAGCCCAATGATTCCATCTGAAAACAGTCGAAGAAAATAACAGGCCAGCCCTTCGTCTACGGACCTTGGATTGTTCGGTAGGCCTACGTCCAGCCCGCACGGGAGTGACCAAACCACTTGCCCGTTAACTTCCGTCTTCACCACCACGCCGAAAAATTGCGTGGTAAAGTTTTGAATCTGGGACGGCAAGGACTCGCATTGCGGCGTATTCTCTGGGCCATGGGCGCACGGGTTATGACAACTCATGAGCCGCTGGGAACAGTCCAGCGGATTCTGGTGGGGCTGAGATTGACCGCAACGGGAACAGGACATGTTATGGATTGGGTGGTAAGTGGTCTTTTCCGTCTAAAACATCCGTGGCTTCCGCCTTCAGCGTATCGAGCGCGCCTCGCAAAGAGCCGTGACGGTGGGCGAACCAATAAAGGCCGCATACGCCAGCCGAGACGCCGAGAATGAGAATCTCATGACCCACGACGAGCGATGGCAGAATAATCAGCGCGATACCCGAAGCGGCGATAACGGCGCTTGTGGTCACCGAGCCAACCACCAGCTTCAGAGGCGGATAAAACGCTGAAGCCGCGCCAAAAAGAAAAACCAGAACGCCCACCCAGACGACTCCCTTGAGTGCGCCGAGCTTTGCGCCGAGTTCCCGGGCGGTGTCCTTCTGCGCCGCGCCGATGGTGGTTTCCACTCTTTCGGTGGAGCGGGTTACCGTTCGGGAATCGTTCGTGCCCGGGACGGTCTCGACAGTCTTTTCATAGACCTGCCGGGACCCTTCCTGCGGATTCTGCGATTGCCTAACGGTTGCTCCCGCATCAGATACTTTGCTGTAGCCGGGGCGCAGCGGGAGCGTGCCGCAGCCAACCAGAAAAAACAGTAACGTAGTGAGGATGATGATGGATTTCATTTTTTGTATGACCTAAACACGCGGGGCACTTTAATAGTGCCGTCCGCATTTCTATAGCAGGTCTCCACCTTTACGAAGACCTGTTTTAGTGTCGTCAAAACACGTTTTACAGCTTTTTGACTTCCACTTTTATTCCGCTCTTCCATTCGCGTAATTTGATTAAGAGGGTTAAAAACCCCGCCGCTGCGCCGAATGCCGCACCGGCAAAACCCAAAATAGGGGTCAAGACTTTCAAGATAGTCAGCAAACCGGAAAGGGCTCCGAGGCCTGCTCCCGCGTATCCGACTATCGGCTTACTTTCGATTAAAGCCAAAAACATTTTGTATCCTACGTTTAACAGTTACCCCGAAACTAGAAGGGACCGGAGTTTCCTCCGGCCCCTAATTTCACTCCCCCTAGTGAAGGTTTTCCTTACTAAGCGCTTGGGGCGCAGCGCTTAGTGAATCACAGGCGTTTCATCGTCGCCGCAGACGCCAATGGTGCTGAACGAATCAGCCCCGCTGAAGCTGGACGCCGAACTGTCGGCGCAGGCAATCAAGCCTAGGTCAGCGCGGCAGCGCTTATACAGAATCGGGATGATGTGCTGCGGGCGCAGAGGCCGGTAGGCCCGGGTAATCTGGTATTTGTGCCAACCAAAGTCCCCCCACTGGTTACATTGGTTGTCGATGATGTAGTGCCATTCGAGTTCACCCATGTGCAACTGAGGCGCGAACTTGAACGAGCCTTCGCCAACATACTTCTCGGGCACCAGCCGTTCGAAAGAACCGTCAGCAATGAGAACGCCGACTTCGTAGTCCGCGTTGAGCCAAGCCGGGTTCGGCTTCGCAAACGCGGTGTTCCGCGCCGGATTGGAAACAATGGTGACCGGGTCAACCAGATTCAACGTGCCGTCGGCTTTAAAGCCCGTGGCGCGAAGAGGACGCTGGTCCACGCCGAACGCGATACCTCGGTAAGCCGGGCTCTGTTCGAACGAATAAGCCGTGAGGCTGGTCTCACCGAGTTTGTAGCCGCCAGTGGTCAGGGCGACCATGACGTTTTGAACGCCGACTTCCGAGCGGAAATATTCCACTTGGTCAGCGCCGCCGATAAACCGGTAGTGCGGCATTCCCTTGTCCTGAGAATACCACTCGCCGAAAAGAACCTCGCGCAGGTATCGGGCGATGAAATGCAGAGCCTTGAAGGTCATGGGACCCGTGGGCAGGAAAGGCGCGAACTTGACGCCAAGGTCGGTTTCCAGACCACCCGTGAAAAGCGAGTCGAAATCGTAGTTGGCGTTCGCGGTGAACTTGGAAGCGGACCGCAGATACAACTGGGCGCGGATGTCCGAGTTGATATACTGGGTAACCAGCTTTTTCATGGAGTCTTCGGCCATGACGTAGCTGCCTTTGAAGGCCGCATAGCCTTTCTTCACGCAGATGTTCGGGCCGCGACCACGGAAGCTCTCCAGTCGCAGAGTGAACTCCACCGTATCGGTGAGGTCCTGAATGCCCGTGTTACCGCAAATCTCGGTATCACAGACGAAATTGGGGATGGCAAGCGAGTCGCCGGGGGCGGCTTGCATCTGAACCACGCTCCGGATTGCATCGCTTACACCGGACGGAAACACCCCGCCCCCGATGACGTTCATATACACTGAGTTAGCCGCGAGTGCCTTGGCTATTACGCCCACGATTCGGTTGACATCTTTTGATGCAATGTCACTGATGTCTGTGGGGCTGTCGCAGAAAAAGGCCATAAAACAAAAACTAAACTGACGTTTAAACTCTAAGACTGTGACCGTCGTCCCTCACAGTGAGGACTTGTTTTTGTCTGAGGCCAGCAGGCAGGTAAGGCCGTTCCGGTTCGAAGCGTGACCGAAAATTTTTAAGCTTCTTTCCGAGGGAATGGTCGCCGGGTTTCAGGAACGCGTCAACCGGAAAATGAGTCGCCCTTTTTTAGGTTATCCGAGGCCCACAGGGGCTGGAGATTTAGAAAATGAAAACACTTAGCTTGCTGGGCCGAGTCCGTTAAATCGAACGAGGCGCAAGGCCGCTTGTGGTCTATGTGCCACTCCCCGTAGTTTTCCCACGACATGCCCGGTTCCCAAAGGGCCGAGAGGTATCCTCGCAAAAAAGGAATGGAGCACCCGAGTAGGGAGATGGTTCGGTTCGATTTTGTCTTACCTGAGACTGCGACCGATATTCGAGAACGTATGCACCGAAGAATCTTATAAGCCACGTCGGTCGCATATCGGTTGCGCATCCGCTCGTTTCTCCGTTTTCGAGACGCTTGTTGATACGTCTTCTTCTTTTTGAGCAGTTCTACGCGGTTGGCGACGTAGTATGCTTGCCGATATGCCTTAACGGAATCCTTGTTTTTGGCGCGATGTTTTCTCTGCCACGCCAACACTTTCTCCCTATGGGCGTGCCGGTATGCCGTAGAATATCGAGTTCCTTTTATCCGATTTCGTTTCTTATACTCCCGGTTTTGTTTAAGCCTGCGGCACTTCATGAGAAGCGCAGCAGCCCGTAAATAATCAAACGACTCGGTCACGAGTGCGTCCTCACGAACTCCTTATGCGCCGCAACCAACCGCTGCAACACCCCAGCGTCTTTCACGGAATGAATCAACACCCGTCCGTGGTTTTTAACAAGGTCTTCCATAACTGCGGCTCCATGGGGGTCAACTCGTCCGCCAAGACTGGTATTGAACGAAGCCCCGGTGAAGAAGTTTTTATGTTCAACGGTTGTGGCACTGATGACTTGCAACATCCAGTGGTCGATGCACTGCGTAGGAACAGGCAGATTCTCAAAGCCCTCCGCCCCTTGGAAATACGAAGTAGCTGGATGTTTGGCACCTTCAAGCATCGCCTCAACCACTTTTCGTGAAAAGAAATAGGGAGGTTGAAGCGCGAGTTTCGGCAGCTTGGAGGGAGCGGGATTCGTATCGAGAACTTCGTTAGACCACAGGATGTCGGGTCTATCGTAACAATATTTAGGCACCCGGGGTGAGAGACAGAAGGAG